GCAAAGAAATGCCAACGGATATTTTTAACGTGTTCGTAGGAAACCGAACCAAACTAACAAGGAAACAATAAACATGAACAAAGAACAAAGTGTAGTAAAGCGTGAAAACGCAGGCGCATTAGCAACGAATCTTTTCGAAGCTGATGCTAACCAAGGGGCTCAAAATATAACGCAGGAAGATTTAGCGTTACCATTTTTGAAAGTCTTGGGACAGCTATCTCCTGAAGTAAATAAACGGGATGCAAAATATGTTGAAGGTGCAGAACCTGGCATGATTTTGAATACAGTGACAAACGCATTGTATGATGGCACAAAGGGCATCCAAGTATTGCCAGTCTTTTACAAAAGACAGTACATCGAATGGCAAGACCGAGGTGAATCTAAAGGCGCACCTGTCCACATCTATAACGCAGGTGATGATATTCCTAAAACAACTAGGGATAAAATGAACAAAGATCGTTTAGGTAATGGAAATTATCTAGAGAACACAGCTAATCATTATGTTGTGACTCTAGGAGATAGTCCATCAACGGCTTTGATTTCTATGAAAGCTACTCAATTAAAGATTAGCAAGAAATGGAACTCAATGATGCTCGGCATTAAAATGCAGGGCAAAAACGGTTTGTTTACACCGCCAACATATAGCCACATTTATAAGCTAAGAACAGTCCAACAATCCAATGATAAAGGAACTTGGTTTGGATGGGATGTTTCTCAAGTTGGTCCTGTTAAAGATAAGTCAGTTTATGATATCGCAAAACAATTTGCTGTAAGAGTTAGCAAAGGAGAAATAGAAGCGAAGCATGGAACTGAAGAATCTAAATCGGACGTACCGTACTAGAGAATAACCGATAAGGTTATATAGGGCGGGAGCGGGAGACTTAACCCGCCCTCTAAAGGATATATGAATAAGTTTATAGAAATATTTACAGGATTAGAACGAGCGCATGGGTGTACCTACGTTGAAAAGAAAAATGTAGATGGGACTAAAGTTAAAGGACAATCGTTTGTTAAACGTCAACATGTCACCGAAGAACTCTGGCAAAATCATTTAAAAGGAATTGAACCAAGTCTAGGAATTATTCCGATTAATGAAGAAAACAAATGTCGATGGGGATGTATAGATATAGATTCTTACGCCGGCTTTAATCATAAAAAATTAATAAATCAAATTACAAAATTAAAATTACCCTTAGTCACCACAAGATCTAAAAGTGGAGGAGCTCACATCTTTTTATTTACTACGGTTCCAGTAGATGCTGAATTAATTAGGAAAAAATTAATATCGATTGGATCTATCTTAGGGTTTGGTAGTTCTGAAGTTTTTCCAAAACAGATTGAATTAAAATCAAAAGATGATACAGGAAACTTTCTTAATTTACCATATTTTAATTCCAATAAAACAACCAGATATGCCTTTCTGGAGAGCGGGGAAGCTGCTACACTAGATGGTTTTTTTGAACTCTATGAAAGAAATAAACTCACACCAGAACAACTCGAAAAATTAATTATTAAAAGACAAGAATCAGAGTTCAGTGATGGTCCTCCCTGTATGGAAACCTTAGCCGCTGAAGGGATCAGTGAAGGAGGCAGAGACAATGCACTCTTTCATTATACCGTTTATGCTAAAAAGAAATGGCCATCCGAATGGAAAAATAAAATAATTTTATTTAATGAAAAAGTCATGAATCCCCCTTTAGATGATGCCTCTGTAGAAAGAATTAAAGAACAGCATGATAAAAAAGAATGGGGATATAAATGTAAAGATGAACCGATGTGTAGTTTTTGCGATAAAGAATTATGCAGAACAAGAAAACACGGAATTGGAGGAATGGCTCTCTTTCCAATCTTAAGTGATCTTCAAAAAATAGAATTAGATGAACCTTATTATTATGTAAACGTCGATGGACAAAGAGTTAAACTAGATAATGTCGAAACGTTATTGGAACAAAGACTCTTTCAAAGAGCGGTTGCTAAACAAATTGATAAAAGACCTCCACGAATTTCCCCTAAAGAATTTGGACAATATACCGATATCTTATTAGCTGGTATTGAAAAGGTTCCAGCTCCTGCGGGATCTTCTAAAATTGATCAACTTCAAGAACATTTAGAAGAATTTTGTACCAACCGAAGTTCGACAACAACCACCAAGGATGATATTCCAAGAGGCAATGTTTATACTCTGGAAGGAAAACATTATTTTATATTTAGTAAATTTTTTTATGGCTTCTTACAAAAAAGAAAATGGGATGAAAAATCTCAAGTGACTCAACAAATGTTAAAGGACCACTTTGATTGTATTGATGACCGACTCATGATTGGTAAAAAGAAAGTCAGCGTTATGTGTGTAACCTCTTTTGAAAGAATCGAAGATAATTATAAACCCAAACAATTTAAACCAAAGGACCCTTATTAATGAAAACCATTGTATTAGGTCCACCAGGAACAGGAAAGACTACAACCTTATTAAATAAAGTTGATGACCATCTAAAACAAACTGATCCTAATAAGATTGGTTATTTTGCCTTTACTCAGAAAGCTGCGTACGAAGCTAGGGATCGAGCCATGGAAAAATTTAACTTAACAGAAGATGATCTTCCTTACTTTAGAACATTACACTCTTTAGCCTTTAGAAGATTAGGAATTAAAAAAGAAAGTGTGATGCAACGTCATCACTATCAAGATTTTGGAAAGAAGATAGATTTTCCTGTGGACTACATGGAATACGATGAGGAAGAAGGAGGAATCTTTACAACGAAGAGTGATTACTTAAGAATTATTCAGTTAGCTAAATTAAGAAATATAAGTTTTGAAAAACAATATGATTTAAAAGAGCATACTCAAGATGTTGAGTTTAATAAATTAAGAATCATTGCTAATGAACTCGAACGCTATAAAAAAGAACATAGTCTTATCGATTTTAATGACATGATTTTAAATTTTATTAAATCAGATGCATCTCCTAAGTTTGATGCCGTCTTTATTGATGAGGCTCAAGATTTATCTCTCATGCAATGGGACATGGCCAAAAATATTTGGAACAAGTCGGATGATTCTTATATCGCCGGCGATGATGATCAGGCTATCTTTAGATGGGCAGGTGCTGATGTTGATAGTTTCATTACACAAAAAGGAAAATTTTTAAATTTAACGCAGTCATATCGTATCCCTCGTAAGGTTCATGACATTGCGATGAAAATTATAGGAAGAGTTTCTAATCGTTTACATAAAGAATGGAATCCTAAAATTCATGAAGGAGGATTGCATCGTCATCCTGATTTTGAAAATGTAGATATGAATAGTGGAGAATGGTTAGTCTTGGCTAGAACAAAATTTATGTTGGCTGATTTAGAAGATACTCTTTATCGAAAAGGACTTTACTACAAGAATAAATTTAAACGCTCTTATGAAGAAGATTTATATGAAGCGATTACGGATTGGGAAAATTGGCGTAAAGGAACCACATTGGATTTGAACCAAATTAAAAGAATCATTACTTACATGAGTCCGCAGCAGGTAGATAAAACTCAACAATTTTTTATGGATAAAGATAAACGATATACCTTAGAAACTTGTAAAGCTCATCATGGTTTCATGACCGATGCCGTATGGTATGAAGCGTTAGCTGAAGCTCCTCAAAGAAAAGTAGAATATATTAGAAAGATGAGAGCGAATGGAGAACAATTAAATAAAAAACCACGTATTTTATTATCTACTATACATGGTGTCAAGGGAGGCGAAGCCCAGAATGTAATTCTTCTTACCGATTTAAGTTTAAATACGCAGAAAGGATATGAAAGGAATCCTGATGATGAAAATCGTTTGTTCTATGTAGGTGCAACTCGAGCAAAAGAAAATTTACATATTATAGAACCAAAAGATTTTTATAAAAGTTATCAACTATGAGTTCATACGATAAACAAATTGGAGGAACCCATTATCGCAAAATGAAAATTCAGCCAAGCAAATTTGTGATTGAGAATAAATTGCTTTTTCCTGAAGGAAATGTTATTAAATATATCTGTAGACATCCATATAAAGGAGGAAAGGAAGACTTACTAAAAGCTATACATTTTATTGAAATGATTATTGAGAGAGATTACACCTTACCTGATTATATGGTTCCCATGACTGAGGAAGAAGAATATCGGAACGCCGGTATCACCAAAGAAGAAGCAGAAAAAGTAGACTCTGATTATCTAAAATCACTAGAAGAGGCTGCTCGTCTTACCAAATTAATGGAAGAAAAGAAATAATGCAGGCCCCTCTTTTTAAACCTCAAACTGAGTGGCTACCTCCTGAAGATTTTCCTGACCTATCCAAATACGGAGAAATTGCTATTGATTTAGAAACTAAAGATCCTGACCTAATGAAAATGGGATCAGGTTCCATCACCGGTCGAGGTGATGTCACGGGTGTTGCTGTCGCTGTGGATGATTGGTCGGGTTATTATCCGATCGCTCATGAAGGTGGAGGGAACATGGACCGTAAGATAGTTTTAAAATGGGTTCAAGATGTTCTCAATACTCCTGCTATTAAAATTTTCCATAACGCTATGTACGATGTCTGTTGGTTACGACGTTTAGGTCTAACCATACGAGGACGTGTAGTCGATACAATGATTGCAGCCGCTCTCGTTGATGAAAACCAATTACGTTATGATTTAAATAATTGTTCCAGACGTTATACCGGTCAAGGAAAAGACGAAGCTGCGCTCTATGCTGCCGCCAAAGAATGGGGCATCGATCCCAAAGCAGAGATGTATAAACTTCCTGCACTTTATGTAGGCGCTTACGCAGAGAAAGATGCTGAATTAACTTTAGCTTTATGGAAAGAATTAAAAAAAGAAATTTTACATCAAGATATTAGTTCTATCTTTCAATTGGAGTTAGATTTGTTTCCGTGTCTTGTCAACATGCGCTTTCTCGGTGTACGCGTAAATCAAGAACAAGCAGCGATCGAAAAGAAAACATTAATGGAACATGAACAAAAATTACTATTAGAGGTGAAGAACAAAACAGGAATAGAAGTTCAGATCTGGGCAGCGCGATCGATTGCTAAAGTCTTTGATAAATTAAAATTACCTTACGATCGAACAATTAAAACTCAAGCCCCAAGTTTTACCAAAAACTTTTTAATGAATCACCCCCACCCACTGGTGAAACGAATCGCCCAGGCCAGAGAAATAAATAAGGCCCATACCACATTTATTGATACCATATTGAAACATACCTACAAGGGTAGAATCTATGCTGAGATTAATCAGTTGCGTGGAGATAATGGAGGGACCGTGACGGGACGATTCAGTTACGCGAATCCAAACTTACAACAAATTCCAGCACGAAACAAAGACCTTGGACCACGGATTCGACGTTTGTTTATTCCTGAAGAAGGACACCGATGGGGATGCTTTGATTATAATCAACAAGAGCCGAGACTGGTGGTACATTACGCAGCACTACAAAATTTATACGGAGTGGATGAAGTCTTAGAGGCTTATAAAAAAGGAGACGCGGACTTTCATAGTATTGTAGCCGACATGGCTGAGATACCTCGATTCCAAGCGAAGACGATTAACTTAGGATTGTTCTATGGAATGGGTAAAAATAAATTACAAGCAGAGCTCGGTGTTAATAAAGAAAGAGCTCAAGAATTATTTCAACAGTACCATGGTCGAGTTCCCTTT